ATTCAACGTCCACCAGATCTCCGACAGGGAAAGTATATATGTGATGAGTCTGACCGCCGATATGTATATCTTCAGCACAGTAAGCAATGAGATTGCATTCTTAGAGGAAGTCTTGATGATATTCGCTATCTGAGATGGTGATCTCATCTTCCCAACACACCGTAGAATTCCAGGGGCAATATTAGGAAGAATTGAGGGCCTACTCATAACATCTTAACTCAGAAATGAGATCATTCGGGATGGGGTAGAGAGCCGATTTCACATAGGTGCTAGGCACGGAGGTTCGAGGGAACATCCCGGAATTGTTCGATTGCAATTGGACATGCTGTTAGTGGTATGATTTATCAACAGTAAAACGAATTCCAGGAAGTGCAAAAAAGAAGAGGAAGACTGATATGAAGATCCAGAGCTTCGATCTAGCGGTCCAAAGAGTATACTTTTTACCTCTAAGCTCCTTTCCGTACTTCTTGCTGAGGAGTGCAGAATTCTTGTAGTCTTGCTTAAGACGTGAAACCACTTCTTTATCCATCGAAACATAGTGGTGATCAGTAAGCCTGCTTTGCCATCTTTACTTCCATATGATGGTAAGTTTATTTTCCACAGAGATGTAGTCTATCATCCATCGAGCTTAAATATTAGGCTAAGATTGCATCGATCCTCCGTCGTATGATGATTGTGGCAAAACAAGGTCAAGTTACGAGCCAAGGCCTCTCCAGTTGAAGTATTGGAACCATCCAAGATCGACCACAAGTTCTTTGTCTCCAAGAATCTGCACGTTGGGGTGTTCGTAGGCACATCCACTACCGTTAGGACTTGACACAACGTACTACAAATCTCCTCTTGAAAACACAGAGAATTTCCCTTCAAATTAAGGATACAGATAGTCACCTTCAAACATAGTGTATTCCATGCCCGATATAAGCACTTAAGAACCAGCGATAACGGGGTGTCTAAAAACTGTTCTATCCATGTAATAGTGACTGTCATTAAAGATGAAGGTGGGATGGTTCAGAATGAAAGGCTCCATGCAGAATTGTTGAATAGTGCCGTGATAAATGAGGGCTTAGTATGCTAAGTTGCTTCCAGCTTAGTCTTTTGAGACGGTGACAAGCTCGTTTGATCGGTAGTAGGTACCATCATACACTGAATCGGTGGGTCTCACGTAGAACCTAACTGGATAATTAGGATCAAATTGGGGAAGAGCTCTTCCAGGGTCTACCTCCCAATAAGGATTCTCGAGGTCATTTCCATTCCAATTCCATCTCGCGGGAAGCTGTGCTTGATTGGCGACTCTAATTCCATGGTTCTTCATGTCAAGGAGTTTGTTCATCTACATGTACTTGGATCCTACATCGATAACATCTCCTCTAAATCAGGATGAATTGAGCAATCAAGCTAGGCACTTATCTGCTGCAGATCTTAAAGAATCATGACATCCAGAAGATCTACCTTGGACTGTGTATTCAACGGCACTGTAGATAATACCCATCAAAGTGAGAGTCTTTGCCCAGACGGCGCTGACTTAGTTAGAGGTTTGTGCTTCAATCTAACCGTCTTGCATCTGGAATTTATTCTTCTTCTCAGAAACTCCGTTCATCTACTGAGGTCTGGTATTATAAAGGTCAAAAATTTGGGCATCTGAAAGATTGCTCTTATTGACCCACCCGTTCGTAAAGACTTTCTCACAGGCTTTAGGGGCACTATTTTTGAGCTATGCCTGAATCTTGAGGGCAAGGTTTTCGGCGGTCGCTACTGTGATCCAAGGTGTGTAGAGGCCTCTCTCAACCTAGACCATACCTGTCTTGATTAGCCGAGGGTCCAGGTGAGGGAATCAATTGGACAACGATTCTCAGATGACTTTAGGTATACTCAATGAGTCGTAGACTTCAGGTGGGTAATTGATAGGCTCATACATACCCTGTTGAACATACACCATTCCGAGCATCTAGGTCCACGCTTTTGTTGGTGTAATGTCTTCTTCTTCCAACTTGAAGAGTCGGTTCAATAATCTCATGGTTGTCCTTTGGTTCTGTCTCCTTATGTAGGCTACATCGCTTTTCAGCTTGGAGACATGTCAAGCAGCTCTCATTTTTAATTGATCAACTAGGAGAGCTGCTTTCTCACTCCTCTCCATATTTTTACAATGGTCGAGCGAGTCAACGAATTTAGTTTGAGCCTAAATTTTCTTAAACATCTGTGGGAAAGCAGATTTGTTTGCATTATCAGCTCAAAATTGTCTCAAATACTCTTTGACTCGAGCGAATTCAAGTGGAGTGATTCGCCGAAGTTCTCCTTTCGAGTTCGTCGATGGGATTTGCAATAGGGAGCAAATGGCGCCATTTTTGGCCCAAAATTCCTTAAGATTCCCTGTGTTCGTTATGTATCTCTTAGAGAACTTGGCTCGAGAGAAACCTCCTTTACATAAATCTATCTTCTACTCTTCAACTTCTTTCACAAAAGCTTTTCGAAGTGCAGTCTCAGGGTCTCTCTCTTCAGGGAAGGTCCGTGCAAAATGTTCTTCTGGCTCTTCATCTTCTATATCTGAGTCAGCAATATCAACGATCTATTTATCAAGAGTGTCATGGTGCTCAGGGTAGCAGATCGTGCACAGCTTTCCGCAGGGGATGAAATCACTGAGGGCGTGCATAGCCTCTGGGTTAGAGATGACTTCATCCATGTAGACATTGTATGTCTATGGGGGCTTGTGTCCTGTTCATGGGACGAATAGGAAGGCATGTCTAAATCTCTTCTCACATGCCTCAAAGGTTGCTTTTTCTGCATCGTCGTCTCCTATT